GTCTATCTTCCATTATGGATTTACATATTCATACCATTTTATGGGACTTCCTACCCCTATTCTGTTACCGTTTGTATCAAATATTCTATAAGTTCTGTTATCGTAATCTAATTTCACTTTATAATAAAAATATTTACTATCGAATTGGAATTTATTTCCCATATTAGATTGCGGTGTTGTCATCATTTTAACCCAATATCCTTTACTAGCATTGAAAAATTTTGCCGACATATAAAACGTATCAATATTAACAAAATCTCGTTTCCTTAACCAATAAAGAAAAAACCCTTCTCTATCTCTTAAATAATCTAATGTAAACGATGGTTTATTTATTTTCACATTCCCCACCGCACTAGTTAATTGTACGATTTGAGTATCACCCTTTGTCGTATTTAATATTACTGTAAAATGAATTGATTGATTCGCTTCATCAATGTTATCGTAAAAATCAAGTTTGAAAAATGATTTTGTAAATGGTTTTAATTTAAAATAAATTTCTTCTTTACTTAAATCTTCAAGTAAATAAGTATCAATCCAATACGTTGAGTTTACAGTTGTTGATGTTATAGTTGCGCTATCTCCACTAAAAAAATTAAACGTATAATTCAATTGAGTTTTTTCATCATTACCGTATGTGTCGTGTTCAAACCTAAACACTTCAAAGTCATCGGGAATTCCAACAACTTCTTTAATAACTTCAGTTTGATATTCTTCAATACTATCATCCCTACCATAAAAATCCCATTTTAATTCAATAGGGATATTTATGAATTTGTCATTACCATTAATTAATATTTTATATTTATCACTCACAATCGTCTTTTGTTACAGTTCCAACCACGTTATTTTCTACATAATTACTACCTTCAGGTATTAATCTAAACACTATATTTGTGTAAGGGTAATGACAACCATTAAAAAACGGATAATCAACACCTACCCCATTTTCATCAATATATCCATAACTATATATATCACGCCATTGATATAATCTATTAGATGATGAATAGAATAAATAAGGAACGTTTAAAACATCAGGTTTTTCTGAAGTTTCAACATAATTTGAATAGTCCCTTAATTTTATAGGATGATGAGGTTGATAATAATATCCTTTAGGGTTATTATTAAATTCACTACCAGAGATTAAACCAAAAATCCTGAAGTAATTTGGGTTAAACGTAAATTTATGATAATTATCAGAAATTTTTCGTTCAGTTAATAAATATTTATTCCATTCATAATAACCACCCTCAACCATATCACCATCAGTTAAATGATTAACATAATAAAATGGTTTATCATTAGGTGGGATACTATACTCACTAACACTTAAATTCACATCTGAATTAGGGTTATCTTTTTTCCACCATGTCGATGGTTGTTGATTGGGACCTAAATCATATTGTATATTAAAATCATACCCCTGTTTTAAACCATATGGTTTGTTTTTTACCCTGTCAACACCACCTAAAGTCCACCCAAAATAACCTGACCAAATAAACGTAAAATATAATTCGGTAATCGGTCTATCTAAATTATCACGAAGTTCATTTATTTTAATATCTTTATCAAAACTTAATGTATACGTTTTATTATCTTCTTTAATAGAAGTTCTTCTTATTTTATTTGGTGTTAAATTAGGGTCTTCATTTTGTTTTACTTTATTAAAAATTAACTGTTCAAACCCTGTTTTAGTTAAAACATAATCGGTATTTTTTGTTAATATTTTATGATTTACGATGTAGTACGTTGAAATGGTGTCGTCAATATTTTGATTATCTATCACTCGTTTTAAAGTCCCCGTATTACCAATGTTAAACGTTGGTTCGAGATATCCAACATCAATAATATTCAACACATATTCATCAGAACCATAAAACCCATCACCTAATGATTGAACCAAAAACAAATCTGTTCCATTATAATTAAAACTTAATTTAATAAATTCCCCAGCGGATATTCCGTGCTTAATAGGACATCTAAAAGATATTAAATTAAGACCCCCTAATTGAGCTCTATCAATTATAAATGGTATACCGTCCGAAACATTCCACGTTAAGACTTGTTTAGATTTAGTTTCCAACGCCTGTAATTGTTTATTATATACATTTTCATACGGATAACTTAAATAAAAACCCCAATTATATGATGTATAATTTTTTTGTTTAAATTTAATATGATAAGTATTATTTTGGTCAGGTGTCGTATATCCTGAAAATTCATAATCATTTCTCATAAAGTCAAACTCATTATATTGGGGATAACCAGAATATGTCACATTAGTTAGTGGCACGGTACAAATATTCTTATATAATGATTTTAAATTGATGTAATATAATGAATTTTTAAATGGTAAATATTTAGTCGTTCCCGCAAATGAATTTTTAAAAATTAAAGAAACTTTACACGAAGGTCTAAATATATCAGACTTTTGTCTTTCATCATCATATATCTGCGCTAAACTAACATCAGCACTCCTATCAAATTCAACATTCTCTTTAAATGTTTGTTTAAAAGGGACAGTAAGACTTGTGTCAACATCAGGTGCTGACTTATATCTTAAAGACCCTAGTATTATTTTAGTATCAAATCTATTACCCATAATTATTCAACTGTTTCGACATCAAGCCAATTTTGTGTAAATTTATCAAAACTAGTTCTCCCTTTTTTCAATCCAAAATAAAAGAAAAATGGTGCACCCGTAACTATCGTAGATATTGGTGGTTGGTTTCTATCCCAAGTATTAATATTAAATTGGTTAGCCCTAGTTACCCCATTTATTGAATAAATATATGACTTATAGTCTTGGGTATATATAGATGCGTTAGTTCTAAAATATCTTGAACTTGGTTGTAACCTATCCATTTTTTGATAATTAAAACTAAAAATATTATCAGGGTTTCTATACCATTCATTATTTTCAGACCCAAAAATAGACAAATCAACTTGTTCATCATTATCAATAAGTTCCCATTCATAAAACGGTACTTCTTGAGTTTTAACTGTTAATAAACTTAAACCACAACTATCATTTTTTGACCCACCTTCAAAATATATATTTCTTTTTGGGGTGACGTAATCTCGATTTTGTGTGTTAGATGAAAAATAAATACCAATTGTCACATCACCTTCAGGATTATTAACAAAAGTATCGAACTTATCAGTATAAAACGCCGGATTATACGGTATTACTCCATATTCCGAATTAATCGAAAATAGTTGAGCAACGTCACCATCAATAAATGAATTTTTTCTTGAAAAATATGCGGCTAATGTCGCACCTTTTAATGTATTTGTAAATCCTTTAGCGGTTAACCTTGACGCTAAGAATAAACCAATGATTGTTGATGTGTCCTTAAATGTTGTATTTTGTAAAGTATCCAAAATAAATCCATCATACTCATCAGTCCCAATAACCTCTTGAGTAAACAAATCTCTAGGACCTAAATCCATAATTGTGGTTGGAAAATTTAAATTTTTCTTATTTCCGGATGATGGTGTTTCGATTGGTCGTGAACCAATAAATTTATTATTTGAATAAGGTGTTGCACGATAATAATATGAATAACTTGTTAAATTTCCATTTTCAGTCACAACTTCTCTAGTGTCCAAAAATACTAAATCTTTGCAATAAACTGCCGTAGGCCTATTTTTATTATCAAACACACGTTGGTTAACAAATGAAAACATAAATAATGAACCGTTAACCCAATTATTTGTGAATACATGTGAAAACACGTTTTGACAAGCAGCATAATTTAATACAAATCTATCTCTCCATTCCGTAATTAATACCAAATCTTTTGGTAAACTTAAAAATGGGGATGTTACTAATACGTAACAACCTTTTTCCATTATTTTAGTATTTCCACCTAAACCATTACCATAACACGGATGACCTTCAGGTTCTGTACTTATTGATTTAGACCCATTAGGGTCAACTGTATAACGATAACACGATAACGGAACTAATTTGTCACAAGCAAATGATTGTAATAACGGATTTGTATTATCATCAGCATTACTAAATCCTTGTCCAGCACTATCAACTCCCGTAACACCACCTTCATCATCAAATAAATAAACTGCAAATATTGGACTCGCGTGCATTGGTCGATAACTATCAATACCTGTATTTGGTTGAAAAGGCGTTGTTGATAACGGTAATCTATCACTACGCATAACAATTCGATTGTTATTACAGTCTGTACTTTTTTTGATTGTAATTGAATTAGTGTATTTAGGACAATAATATCCACTCGCACAGGTAGACCTATTTGAATTACAATCTCCAATACAACTACCAATACCTGAACTATCATCACTTGGTTCAGCATACGCGGTAAAATACGTTAACAAACTTGACCCCCCATCTAAAGATTCGTTAAGATAATAATTATATTTGTTAACAATACCGTTATTATTAACAAATCGGTCACATCGTGGTCCGTCACAACCAGAAACCCCCTGACATTGTTGTGCGTATACATACCACCCATTTGCACCTCCACTAGCATTACCATTAAATGCCGAATATAATTGTGGCATTGTGGTTGTAAACTGCATCATTGTTGTTGGGTCAGGTAAAAAATTAAACGAATTAAAAAACAAATAATTACCATTAGATGCCGTATCATAATTATCAGTAACCGTTGAATGGTCAATTGATGATGACCCTTTTTGGATTGGTATATTTAACTTACCTTTAAATTTAACAACTTTCTGACCCCAAGTGTTATAACCAAGTAATTTACTTATATCATATTCATTATCTTGTCTTGTTGAATGAGGGTCAACACCCCTTACTAAAAACACAACCCACTGTTCTTTATAGTTGTCACAACATTCAATTGGTGCACCATTTCCAACTAATTCACCGGTATTACAACAATCCCAATTATCGGTTATATCAGAATACGGATATTTACGTGATGTTGCATATGTAAAACTTGTATTACGTAAATACCTACTATAAAACGAATTTTGTAGTGAAGTTGATACTTCGGTAGTATAATCTTTATATTTTTTAGCGTAAATAACTTGGAAATATTCAATATCTATTGGGTATTTTAAATATTGACCGTCTTTAGGGTCTCCTTTTAAAAAATACGTTACAGGTATCTCATTATTATTGTTAGGATTCGCATAGTTAATAGTAAATGATTTTAATTGTGTTGCACTATTAAAACAAGATGTTCCTGTTATTGAACTAGTCCCAAAATCATTTTCTGTAAACCCTGTATAATTTGGGTCCTTACTTTGTTTAACGTCTTGGAATGTAACTATTTTACCCTCTTTAAATTCACTACCCGAATCGGCATATACTAATAACGCAATAACGTTATCAAGGTGATATGATGACGGATTGTCAGGATAATTAAATTTAACTTTAATTTGATTAGTTCCTTTACCACCTGTGTTACCAGCAATAGCACCATTATAGTTAACATTAGGTATTGCATTACTAAAGTATTTAGTTTTTAATGAGAATAAATTTAACATTTCAGGGAATGGTAGATTCGCCGAAAAAACTCCCGTACCTTTAGTTTTATCAACATCATCTTCATCATCAAAATACTGTTCACCGTATTCCGACAAATAATTCTCGGCGCCGCATCTATTATCTAAAAATAACGATTTGTGTGGTTGACACAAACTACCGGTCCCTACACCATTACCAATACTTCCTTCAGGTGGAATAGGAACCCCTGATTTTAGTTCCGCAACGGCCAAATTATCATTACAAGTGTAAAACCCTGCCGATGAGACGGGTGCCAATAAATTTGACCCATCAGCATTTACCGGTATTTTATTACTTGTTCCACTACCACTTGGTGATTTAGTATATTTACTTTTTAACTCACTATCATCTTGTGCGGTTGAGGGGTCACAAACACACATATCACAATTTGGATAGGTGTAATTAGGAACTTTAAAATTAAGAAAATATTTTGCTATTTTAGGTATCTGAAACATAATAAATACGATTGCGGCAATCGCAATTGTATACAAAATACCCATACCGATGTGAACTGCGGCCAAGGCTATTTGAGGGGCAATATTCGCCAACGCAGCCCCCGCAGCCGCAAACTCACCAATCGCTTGTTGTGCGGTTATATATATCAAGTATCCTAAAATAGGGTATATTAATACCGTTACAATAAAACTAATAGCATGCAATAATATTATTATCGTATATAATACGGGAAACATTAATATCATAAAAATCTGAAACAACATCATTATAAATGATATGTTCATAATACCATCATTAACAGGGAATTTATGGTTCTCACTGTCACACTCAGTATTCAATATATCTTTAACACCTAAGTATCTATGTCGGCTAAATTGTTTAATCCTATATTGTGTATGTAATTGTGATACTGTATAAACTTTATTAAACGAAAATTCATAAAATTTATCAACACAGTTTATAGCATCTTCAATTTGTTGTAATCCAACAGTATATTGTGGGTCAGATGTTGTTAAACCCGTATAACCATAATCATCCCAAATATTAGAAAATGCGTACGAAGTTCTAAAAACTAAAAAATTTTGATTTGTTAATGAAGGTGTGGTTTTACCGTCACCAAATGAAAATCCAGGTCCTGAATCACTTAACCAATATTCTCTAATATTTGGAACTAAAAAATTCGCACGTTTTGTTAAGGTATCAAGTCCTGGTGATTGATTAAATTTAACTTTAAATCTATATCTACCTTTAGTTGGAACACCAACTAATGGGTCGACAGAAATTATACGATTACCAAATTCGTCAGTTGTTACATATTCTAAATTCATCGGAATTTCAATTAACCAAGCCCCATTTTCATCAATAACTTGACCACCGTTTTCTAATTCAAAATATTCCAATGTTGGTCGACCATTATAGTCGGGAAATATTGTTTGTCTAACTGATTTTATAACACCACCACCTGTCTCTAAACGACACAATTGACCAATTTCTTTTGGAACACTACATGTTTGTTCTATCGAATCACCATCGTTATTTGTAAATATTGAACCCATAAAGATTGAGGTTGGTCTAAGTTTAACACCAGCCTCTTTTGACACGTCAAAATCAGTTCTAGTAATACCAAGACTGCATATATCAGGTTGACCCCATAATGGGTCAACTTCAATATTTCTAATAATTGAAACTATCTGAGGTAATGAATCCAAATCCGTAGACGCTTTAAATGTTGTTTTATTTACTTGGTCTTCGGTCGCTCTACCCATTCGAATCAAATCTTTTGGTGATAATGAGAATTCACCAATATCCGATAAATCAATATCAACAAACACCGTTTGGTTACCTGTTGGTACACCAAACAACATAAAGTCACCACTATCGTTTGTTATTGTTGTATACTTATAATATTTGTCGTATACATAAATTAAATTTGGTTGTAGTAATACATCATTACGATTGAAGAATGTCCCTGTAGGAGTATGATTAACGTGTTGTGAGTTGTATGGTAATAAATTATATCTATAACCTTCATCATTCCTATCCGTAACTTGTTTATATGGGTATATTTCAGAAATTACGGGGTTTTTTTCATCAACATCATCTAATGGTATAAAAACAGAAATACGGCAATTTGGTATACCAAACCCACCATTAACACTAACTCTACCAACAATTACACCGTAGTCGGAACATTGTCTAGTGTATATATCACTTTGTAATAATTTTAACGATAATATTTCTAAATACTCAAATTCTTGTTCAATATTAACATTTATTGATTTTTCACCGGGTGTTGTTAGAATTCTTATTGATTTTGACATTCTTTTACTTTTAACATAAATAGTTTATGACTTATTTTTAATAAGATAAATCATTTATGGAAAAAATAAATTATCAACTAAAATTAGTTGTTTTATAATTCTTAACTCTAACATTAATATCTTTATTCGGGAATCTAATTTGATAAACTTGGTTAGGTTCTGAAAATAATGTATCGTCAATCAATTCAATTTCTCTAGTATCATTATCAACATAACTTTGAGATGTTTGAGAAGACGAATATTGACCACCCACTTTATTGAATACTTTAATATCTGAAATACTAATAACTCCGTTTTGGTTTTGGATATCCCTTCTAATATCTGAGATATACACGTTTTGACCTAATTGTTGGTTATCAGGACTAAAATAGTTGGTAACTAAAGTGATTATTTGTGTTATAACAGTTCCTTGGTTCTGACTATTGTCTAATACAACATCAATATTTATTGATAAATTGATAACATTAGCCGGCATTATCGATATGTAATCATTCATCATTCGATAGTTTGATAAATAATTGGCAACATTATTCATTAATGTATTTGATAATGTTTCACTTAACGCACCTGAGTCGTCGTAAGATAACATTTGTATTTTAACTTTATTGTCTGATTCAGTTATCGCGACTTTAGCAGGTGCACCAAACTGACCTGGCATACTTCTTAATATTGAGTTGTAATCGTTAACCGTAACCGCTCTATTTTGTGCTGAAAAGTTAAATGATACCAAGTTTCTAACTTCTTCCATAGTAGGGAAATTAGCCCCTCCAATTGCCGCAGTTACGTTAGTACATCTTAATGAATTAACAACGGTTGTATTAACATTTTCTGAAGGTCCATTAACAAAGAATGATACCGTTCCAATTTGTGTAATAGTATTAATACCTAAATTACTACCTGTCCCACCACCAACTCTATATTGAACAAATAGAGTTGAGTTTGATTTTAATGTACTACCTAACGCAAAGTTGTTTGAATACTTATACAAATCTAACTTATATCCGTTACGGGCAAATTCTCTAAGTTGTTCATCCGCAGACTGACTACCACCCCCAAAAGTCATTTTTAAGAATCCTTCAGGTGTAAATTCAGTAATAAATCTATTACTTGTTTGAATGTATTGACCGACTTTTAATCCGGGTCTGTCACTTGCTTTAGTAGGGTCTTCAACAAATACTCTATCTTCAACCAACGCACTAACTTCATACCATCTGTTATCCACACCCATAAATTCTTGAGGTGAAGGGACATTACTATATTGTGTTCCATCTTTTAATAAAACACCTGTAACCCCTAACACATTTTGTTCAGGTAAAAACAACTCATAAAATGGTCTAACATCCGACGGTGTAATAACTCTTTTAAACACCTTCGTTGTTCCATTAACAACTGTTTCAAGTTTTACAATATCATAATTGATTAATGTTCCATTAGAATCGAAATTAGGTATTTTTTTTCTATTTGGATATCCTTCAGCATTTAACGGTGATGCAAAATCAACATCATAAACAGTTTCAAATGTTTGACCACCACCCAAAACTTGTGAACCACGTCTTAAAATACCACAATAAGATAAATTTTCAGCATCACCATTTGCAGGAACAGTAATTGTTAATTCAACTAACGAAACCGAAGGTCTTTGTCCCGGTATTTTTAATCCGTATGTTCTAGCAATATTAAATATTGATGATGGTTGTTGAGCATACTGTAAAACAGTCTCTTGAATACTTCTATCAATATTAAAGTGTAAGTTATCACTAACCGCAGCATTTAAGTCCATTAAAACCGAGAATACTGACGCGTCATTAAAGTTGTCAATTAAGTCAGGATAGTAAGTTTTGGTGAAATTAATCAATTCATTTCTAAGTGATTGAAAATCTCTAGTTGTATATGATATTTTTTTATTTGCCATATTTTATATGTTTAATATAACGAAATCGTTAGTGTCAAATGCACCACTCGTATTTATATAATCTATTCTAATTATTGCGGTATGTTCTTTTTCTGATATACCAGGGACTCTAAACACTTTTTCATCATTGTCGTTTACATAAGACCCTTTATCTTCTTCCCCTTCTGATGCGGGTTTAATACTGATATTGGTAATGGTTATTCCGGGTATAAATTCTAAAACAGTGTCTCTAATTTCAGAATCAATTTCAGAAAATGTAGGACCGTCTAATGGTTCAAATAAATATTCATATAATCTTGTTCCAAAACTAGGTAAAAAATATCTTGAACCTTTTCTTGTTAATAACAAGTGTATTAAATCAGTTCTTAATTCCTCATCACCATCGTCAGATAAATCTAAATATTTACCGTTAAAAGAATCTCTAAACGGAAAATTAATTCCATATGTATAACCATTTCCCATAACAATAAATATAATGTGGTAATAATTTTTTTGTATATAACCATAAATAAAAAACTCCCGACAGTGCCGAGAGTTTTTATTTTAAGAAGAACATCCAAAACATTCAAACTGAGAATCAGCCGGTTTTGGTGGAATTACATCAACCGTTGGTTTTTCATTCTTAGGTTTTTCTCTTTTTGAGATATCAACCGCTAAGTGTTTTGCTCCTGTTGAAATCGCTTTAGTTCGTATGTAGTAACTTAACGTTTTTAAACCTTTTTCCCATCCGTGGAAGTGTGATGAGGTAATTTTAGACAATGTTGGGTTACTCATATAGATATTCATTGATTGTGATTGGTCAATGAACGGTGCTCTATCCGCAGCCATATCAATCAACTCTCTTTGAGATATTTCCCAAATTGTTTTGTATTTTGCCATCAAATGTTCAATACGTTTAACTTTCTTATTGTAGTGTTTATCCTCAATATCCAAGTAATTGTTGAAATTAATGTTTTGGATTGACCCTTCATTTAATATGATATCATTTTTCAAATCTTCATCCCAAATACCTAATTTTTCAAAATCTTGAATCAAATATTTGTTAACAATTAATATTTCACCACCAACAACACGTCTGTTGAACAATGCTGAATGTGCTGGTTCTGTCATTTCAAATGACCCTGTAATCTTAGCAGAAGACGCTACAGGCATTTGAGCCGTGAACAATGAGTTACAAATACCATATTTCTTAACACTTTCTTTTAATGATTTCCAATCCCACATTCCTGATAAGTCATCTTCAGTTAATCCCCACATATCAAATTGGAATACTCCGTTTGACATTGGTGAACCATCAAAGTAAGTGTAAGGTTCGTATTTTTCTTCAATACACAATTGGTTACTTTCTGTGATTGCCGCGAAGTAAATTGTCTCAAAAATTAATTTGTTCAATTCTCTTGCTTCATTAGATGTAAATACATAATCTAACAAATAAAATACATCAGCCAACCCTTGAACTCCAATCGCAATCGCTCTTTGTTCTAAACCACCTTTTTTACCTTTTTCAGTTGAATAACTGTTAATGTTAATAACTTTATTTAACGTTCTTGTTACTTTTCTAACCTCATCAAACAATAGTTTGAAATCAAACTTACCATCAATAATAAAGTTCTTTAATACCATTGAAGATAACGTACAAATTGCAGTTGTTTCTTCGTCAGTGTATTGGAAAATCTCCGCACATAAGTTAGATTGGTGAATCACCCCAATATTTTGGTGGTTAGTCTTACTATTCGCATTGTCTTTAGAACATAAGTAAGGAACACCTGTTTCAATTTGAGATTCGATAATTTTAGTCCAAATTTCAGTTGCACTTACTTTTTTACCCAATCCTAATTCAACCGCTTTTGCGTAATTTTCTTCGTATTCTTTACCATAAGACTCTTGTAATGGTTTAATTCCCGCTTTCTTAATATCGTTTGGACAGAATAGATACCAATCTAAATTGTTTCTAACCGCGTGCATAAAGTTATCAGGAATCCATAATGCCGTAAACAAATCTCTAGCACGTAATTCATCTTTACCTGTGTTCTTTTTGATATCTAATAAGTCAAAAATGTCTTTATGCCAAGGTTCAATATAAATCGCCGCACTACCAGGTCTTCTACCTTGTTGGTTAAAGAATCTTAATGATTCGTTAACAATTTTAAGGTATTTTAACAATCCACCGGCAAA